ATGCTGACCGATACAAAACTAAGAAGTTTAAAGCCACAAGACAAGCTTTATAAAGTGTCTGACAGAGATGGTTTATACGTTGCAGTGACAAAAAGTGGTGTTATTTCATTTAGATATGATTATCGTTTTAATGGAAGGAGAGAAACGGTTACTTTTGGTCGATACAGTGCTGACGGTATCACGCTTGCAGAAGCAAGAGCCGAATTAATTGAAGCAAAAAGGCTACTAAACGCAGGTATATCGCCAGCTTCAAAGAAACGTGACGGTATTGAGAGTAAAAAAATAGGGACGGTATTCAAAGACTATACCGTCAATTTCCTTAATGATGCCCAATATGCCGACTCTACTAGGGCCATGAAAGAAACAATTATTGAAAAAGAAATCTATCCCGTATTCGGCAAGTTTCAACTAGAAGAGATCACCACACCACGGCTTAGAGCTTTGTGTGAAAAGATAAAGGATAGAGGCGCAAAAGCGACCGCATTACAAGTACGTGAGATTGTTGGATCTGTTTTTACTTATGCCATAGATAGAGGTTATGAAATTAGTAACCCAGCAGATGCGATAAAGGCTTCTTCGATAGGGACTTTTCAGGCACGAGAAAGGGCAATGTCACCGAAAGAAATCGGTATCTTATTTCGTGAACTAGAAAACTATAGTTGTTATCCAACCTTAAAATTGGCCGTTAAGTTTGTATTGCTAACATTAGTCAGAAAGTCTGAGTTTATTCATGCTACATGGGATGAAATAGACTTTAAAAACAGACAATGGGTGATCCCTAAAGGGCGAATGAAGGGGAGAAAAGAGCATGTTATTTATCTCTCTGACCAAGCAATGGATATCCTCACCGGTATGAAAGTTTGCGCCATGGGAAGCGATTACTTAATGCCTGGTCGATATGATATTAAAAAGCCACTTTCTAATGCTGCATTGAATAACGTGATTGACGGAACTGTAAAACGTATCAATGAAAAAGGTATTGAGTTCGAACCTGTTACTGTTCACGATTTACGACGCACAGCAAGCACGCTATTGCACGAAGCAGGTTATAACTCAGATTGGATAGAGAAATGTTTAGCACACGTTCAAAATGGCGTTAGAGCCGTTTACAACAAGGCTGAATATGCTGAACAGCGCAAGAAGATGTTACAAGAGTGGGCTGATATGGTGGATGAATGGATAAAAGAGAAAGATTAACGCTTTGTCATTCTTCGCCAAGTGTTTTATAAGCAAGTAGTGATGATAGATAAAGCACACCAACAACAGGCCAGATTGTGGAGTAAAACAGTCTGGCCACAATATTTTTTATATTGTCGCTTTCGTGCTTAGACTCTGAAAACAGGTACCCAGCAAGCCATAAGTACACAGCTAAAAATGTGAGTAAAATAATCATTAGCCATTTTTCCTTTTGTACTGAGCGTGATCATCACCACACTCTTTAGAACAGTAAGCGCTGTTCTCTGTTACTGGCTCTTCACGACACCAGATACAAAATCCAGTTAAGCTTTTTGCTGGTGGTTCTCTATTTGCTAATGCGGTGTTGATTTGTAGAGCCGTTAAATCATTAGCATCATCTGCGATATCAGGCATATTTATTCCTTACAAATAAAATGAGAATTGATAAGTTCGATACTGTTGTTAGGACATTGATTGCCCCATGCATCCCAACCTTGTGACATGTCACGAGCAAATAGCTCAATGCGATTAATATCACCGTACAATTGTTCAAGACGGTTTTTTACTTCCCACGGCTTTTCGCTATGCTCACCTAAACAACTAAATACGATTTGTTTAACGCTAGCACTAATGCGCTGTAATCCATTGCCTCGAGTAGCGATTAAAACATCTTCACTATTGGCTCTGGTGTAGTTACCCCCATTCATTTTTGTTTCAGCATCTAATAGTTCAAACAGGTCGTGATAATCAAATAACTCACTGTTTTGAATAGTTTTATTAATTCGTTGCCATGCTAAAGGGTTAAACTTAACCCAAGTAAAAGCTTTCATTGTGCGGACTTTAAAGCCCCACGCTTCGGCTAATTTAATAGCCTCGAGTACAAAATTACCTGTATACCACATGGCAAGAACTGCGTTATCAGATGCAATAGAATGAATAGGGATATGAGTTAAATTGAAGAGGGAGGTTGTTGGATAATGATTTTTAGCAGCACCATTTGAAACTTTATTTTTGTAATCCCACGGAGGATCACAATAGATAAGGTCGTATTTTTTCATTCGTTCCCTTTATAAAATGCTATCCAGTGTGTTTTATCGTTTTTCCCTACACGCTGAACGGCCGTTGGTTTTTCATTAGTTAAAGCTAATATTTGTTTAATGGGTATTTGAGTTTCATTCCACTTAAACAATAAGGTCCCATTTGGCTTTAACACACGAAATGCTTCAGTAAATCCTTTTTTTAAATCTTCTTTCCATGAGTCTTTATTTAACGAACCGTATTTTTTAAACATCCAGCTATTTTTACCAACTCTGATTAAATGAGGTAGGTCAAATAGTACTTGATAAAAAGTATTATCTGGTAATGGAAGGTTTTTAAAATCAGAAATAACATCTGGTATTATATTTAAAACTCTCCCATCACATAAAATATGTTTTTCAGCTATAATGTCATTAAATAAAACGCGGTCATCTTGTTTATCAAAATAAAACATACGAGAGCCACAACACATATCAAGTATTGGCTTCATTGTATCCTCTGAATTTTAGGTATAAAAAACCCTGCTAGTGCAGGGTGTTAATATAATGTTTTTGTATTAATTAATTTTTAGATTCATTTGTTAAATTATTTTTATCATTTAATTGTTTGTTTTTTATTAAAAATGTAAGAAATGGAATGGCAATTATTATTATGAGTGAGACTATTGAAAGAAAAGTAATCTGACAATAGTTTACATTTTCTATGGCGTCTTTCCATAAACCACCACCTGAAATTATAATTAATATGTATGATATTAATCTTAATATATCATCACTGTGATTTTTAGATATATGGCATGAAATTAGATATAACAAAAATGATATAATAAGCAAAGAAATATTTATATAAAATACGGGTGTTAGTATGATAATTATGGGAATAACTACCAATATTAAAATCGCTGAAATTATTTGACTAGTCCATGATTTAAATATATGCCATCCTATATAATTTAAAGTTTTATCTAATTTATTCATGTAATCCATCCTATTGACTATTCTAGATTGGTAATTATAGACTAGATTTTATCTGAGTGGCATTCATTCCTCTTCATTGCATCCCTGCGAGTTAGTGGCGGTTCTTTAATCCGTAGTAATAGCCACGCTTTAACCAGCGATATATTTTTCTTACAGCACCCTGATTAGCTTTAATTTCATTAGTAATAGATGATGTATACTCTTTTGTATTAATTTTCTTTCCTTTCTGCCCGTAATTAATACCATCATCAATGTATTCGGCTCGATATTTTTTAAGCCATTCTTCCGCATTACATGCAGGGCATGGCATAACATAACATCATCTGAATAATCGTAATAGTCGCTATGATTTCCTATACGCAGATGACCTCCTATGCACTCCCCTGTGATATGGTTTCCGTAATCGCACTGGCTTTTTGTTTTGCTTTTCATATCTATCTCCTGTTTGCATCCTTGCACTGAGCTTGTTTATTAAATAGGTAAATCCAACTGGCAATTAAAGGCTTCACAAGATTCACTACAAGAACCGGATTTATATCCGCCAGAACCTTTAACTACATTGGCGATTTCATCTCTTGTGTGATCCTTGAATAAAGCAATTATCCCTTCCAATGAGTTATTTCCTCTAAACATAATCTGGCTTGATTGTTGCTCTCGATTAACTTTTCTGACATCCCCATTAATCACATCAATAAATTGCTTCGCTAGAATGGGATCATCTCTTGCGGCTAAAGCAATTTTATTTACACTTTTCTTGATGCAGAAAACGCAGTTCCCGAGGTGCTCAGGAATGTTTAAATCGAAAGGTTGTTTTGACCACCAGTGATTAATATCATCCTTTTCAAAGTCACTGATATCAGCTAGATAATTAATGCCATCCTTTGGCTTCAATCTGTTTTGCTCATCTGCTCGTATTCCAATCCATGTCGTATATTCATCAAAGTTATCTTTGCAGTATTTAGTGACTGGATTGAATTTCATTTCCCTAGTGCAGAACGCACCAGCTGGATAGGGTAGTCCGTATTTTTTAACTATGGCTTTCCATGGCTCAAGATCGTGCTTGATTTCACTGACGGGTATTACTTCGTAGCTATTTCCTTGCCCGAGTTCTGGGTTAACTACGACACGTAAACAGGTTAAGTTAATACCCCAATGTGATACGACATTTTTAATGAACTCATATGTCTTTGGGTGTTCCGCTCCTGTGTCCATGTAAATATATCTAACATCCAAATCTTCCTTGATTCGTCTTTGTTCCATCAGGTGCACGAGATAAGCCGAGGTTCTGCCGCCAGAAAAACTGACAACATGAATCATGGTTGTATCCTTTGGTTAAACGGGTAGGGTGGTTAGGCGTTACTCACAAACTGACCTGCTTCATTACGCTTACGTTCGGTGTAACACTTGGGTGTCTCTCTTGATTTAGCTTTCTTATCTATCCATTCATATACTTCATGAGCCTCCCATGCCACGCAACGCACCGACAAATACATACGCTTTGGAAAATCACCTTTCTTCTCTAAGGTGCGAATAGTTGAGCGAGAAAGTCCTGTTAGCTTTAAAACAGCAGGCATACGGATAGGGTTGGTAGGTAATTTAATATTCATATTTAAACTCCTTGCGGAGCTGTATCGCTCCGCTTTAAATAGGATCACTGGTATTCAGGGCGCATATCATTAAGAGTGATAGAGAAAGATTCGTATAACTCATCACCAAGTTTTCTTTTGCTTGATTTAAGTAGCTTGTCTACTTTTTCAAATGCTTCTGTGGCTTCAGGTGAGCCAGATTCAGGAAGTGAGTTAATAGAAGCTTCTAAGGCATTACGTGCATCAATGCGGTGGTATGCCTGTACTGATTTATTTTTTAATTCAGTAAACAGGTTGATCCCCATTTCATTCTTTAAGTTCTCAATTTCTGCACGAATATTTTTAGCTTCTTCGACAGTTTGAACATCATCAATAGCTAATCTAAAGGCTTGCGCATCGAACTTAGGTATAAACTCGCCTTGGGCTTCTTTTACCGGTTTTTCATTGATTGGCTGTTGTTGAGTGGTGATTTCATCAATGCTTACACGTTCTTTCGGTGGGGTGATATCTTTAATCGGACGATCTTCAAGTTCTTCTGGCGTATACACACCCAAAATAACTTCCGGACAATAAAGACGGGCCCAATATTTTACAGCAAGATAAGCTAACTGCTGTTTTGGGTTTGTTGACCAGAGAGGGGAATTGCGAGTAACGACACTAGATAGGTAAATTTTCTCTCCCCACGTAATTTCACTTTCACCGCGAAGAATTGCTCCTACACGTATCCATAAACCATGCTCATCTGCATCAGTCCAATCACGAACACGAAATGAATACTCTTTACCGTTTCGTTGTTTTGTGATTTCTTTGCTTTTGGTTAGTTTCTCCCAACCAGTTTCGCTATATTCATAATGGAAGCGCCCTTGAATAGCTGTTGAGCTTGATACTAAGGCGTTTACTAATTGCGCTTCATACCCAAGAACACCATTAACGGTATAGGTTTTTTGAGCTACAACAAACGGGTTCATATCCCATTGCATTGCTTGCATGGTAATGGCTAAGCAATCAGAATCGTTATCGCGCAAATGTTCGGGTACCGTAATTTTCCCTTTAGCCATTATTTTTGAAAATTCAATTAGGCTACTTAACTTGTCTGGGTTGAATACTGCTAAGTTGTTACTCTGATCAATAGTTGCTACTTCTGACATAATATTTACTCCAATCGTGCGCCTGATTGTTCAAGCGCAGTTTTATTAAGCGACTTCGTTTTGCAGTTCTTCTAACTTTCTCTGCTCAAAATCAGTGATACCGATAGTGAGAGTAGTGGTGATAGGTGCTGGCCAATATCCTGTATCCATAGCTTCACGGATATCACGCAGTGTCTTTTTGTACTCAGCGCGACCCAGTTCAAGTAACTCAGGAGAGGCTTCAACGATAGCGACCCAGTGGTAATGCTCGTCTTTGTTAACGAATATCCAGAAGAACTGATCCAGCATTGCCACATCACAATACATAGCTGCACTGATGTGATAATCGCGATTAATGATTTCTCTGCGGATCATGGTTTCAATGGCATCTTGTTTAAATCGACCAAGTGCTACTGATTTGAGGTCAAAACCTAATCGGTTATTTTCTGTTTGAATTTCGATATCAGGACGAACACGAATTTCAAGGCCGGTATCTTCATCAATGCCGTAGTAACTCACTTCTGATACACGGTTAGGGTGGTTTAATAAACTGGATGCTTCTTTGTGGTTCATAACAGCGTTACGCATGTTATTTGCCATTTCATAGTCAACGGTTTGAACATGAATTTTTGAATCGTCACTAAGCCATTGGCTAATGATTTCATCTTCAAATACAGCATCAGGTTTTACTTCTTTAATGACCTGTATGAGATCATCTTTCTTGACGGGTTTTCTAAGTGGCTCAGGCTTACTTACTTCTGCTAAATATAATTCAGGATTGATGTGGTGGTATATCTGCTCAAGTAATGCATCTGTATTACCTGAGGTTTTCAATGGTGTTGGCAAAGTATCATTATAGGCTTTGATACAGGCTTTCATTGCTGCGCCAGTAAATTTCCCATCTTCAGGGATGGTTTTAAATTCATCGGGCAACTGCATGTATATCTGACCTAGCTCTTCGGCTTTTCCGCTGGTGGAAAGTTGCGGTGTCAGAGTGGCATTATGTTCTTCAATAATTGCTTTTAACTCATCTTGTGAGAGCTTTTTAGGCAACTTATTGTTGTATTCGTCAATCCATGACTTCATTGTTTCCGTTGTTGTAAAGGCACCTTCTGGAATAGTTGGCTTAACACTGAATTCAGCATCAAACTTTTCAGGTTCCATTGTTAACGTGTGAAACGCACTACCTAAATCGAAACAACGCTTATTTTCACGCTCAATAACTTTTGTTATATGGCGTAACTCGTAATACATCAAACTAATACGAGCATCTTTTAGCATCGAACTACTGATGCCGTTTGAACTGTGATACACCTCGTTAGGAATATCGGGATACCGACCAGGTTCAAAATAAGCAGGTTGGTCATTTTCTTCCTTTGGAATATCTTCCGCCTCCTTATGTTGACCGTTTTGGTCATCTTTACTGGCGTTAAAAATCACCTCTTCCTGAGGTACTTCCTTTTTTTCTACCTCATTTGAGGTGGTTTTTGGATTTATTAATGAGTTAAAGTGATTAACTCTATGACGAACGCTACGCATATCAGGGTTATCAATAAATGACATAATAGCGTTAACGATTTGCTCTTCACTGAGTTCACTGCTGATATTAGGAACCAATGAAAGTGCAAGTAGCGTGATATTAATAAAGTGGTCATATTGCTTAAACTCTTCTTTTTCAATATCACCATTGATATGAGCTGTTAGCATATCTACTTGTTCGCTATCAGTAACATCTTGGTTAAGTAAAAGAGCTTTTGCAATCAACACATTTAAGTGCTTAGTGTCTGACATTTTGTTTACCTACTAATTGTTCTGTTTGTAATGCGAGCTTTCTTACATAAGCCCACTCAATACCGGCTTTAAAATTGTCAAATGACTGTGACTCATTTAAGCCAGATAAGGTAAATACATGCTTACCGTCTTTGATATAAAAGATCATGACTAATCACCAAATTGGTTATGTCTGAGCGCATTAAAAAATCAGCCTCTTTTATCCATATTGTTAAAGAGCAAATTAACCGTATTGGTTAATTTATGCTTTTAATCATAACCACAAATTAACCATTGTCAACCATGAAAAACAAATAAATCACCAATATGGTTATGTTTGTTTTTATCACTATGAAATTTAATGATTTATTAAGAGTAAAAAGAAGCCAGTATATGACTTCTTTTTAATGGAAAGGGTTAGTCGTGGGAGATGGGCTGGTTTTTATTAATGATAAATTCAATGAAATTTTCAATAGCAGCTTGTTCGCTGGCGGGAAGTTTTGAATAGGCTCTTCTATCATAGTTAATAGTGCCTTTATCATTTTTAGGGATCAGTAGTTCATAAGCTTGGCGGCCCATTGCTTTTGCAATAGCATCAATGCTTTCAGCGGTGGCGCTGGCTTCACAATTGATAATGCGGTTAACTGTTGATTGTGCAAGCCCTGAATCGACAGAAAGCTTAACTCTTGATTTTATTCCATCGTTTAACATAAATGTTGTGATGTTATCTGAGAGTATCTTGCCAATTTCAGTCGGAATATATTCTTCTTTTTCTGACTCCGCATGACCTTCTTTTAAGTGGTCTACATCCATCCAATATTTGCTAATTCTAGTCACATATTCAATTTTGCGTGACATTGGATCGGTGAGTTCACGATGACTTTTTAAATCTTTTGGTGATAGGTAACGAGAGATCATACTTGGTGCTACACCTAACGCATCAGCCAGTAATTTTTGTTTGCCGTTATAGTAGCGTTCAATAATATAAATCAGGTTATCTTTTCTAATTTCAGCAATGCTTTTCATTTATCCAAGTCCTTTGGTGTCTATTCTTTATACAAATTTGATTAAGTTATGGTGTATTAAACAAACAAATAACCCTTTTGGTAAAGTACCTAAACGGTTACTATTATTTATTGGTTAATCAAATTGGTGAAATTATGGAAGTTTTCGACTTTAAAAAATTTTGGAATAGCTTAACGATTAAGCAAAGAGAAGCATTTTCTCAAAGAACGGGGTATAGCCAATTGTATCTATCACATCAGCTACGCTATGCAAAACGTAAGCCTTCACTAAGTAAACTCAATAAGTTATATGATATTTGTATTGAATTCGGTGCAGATGCAACCAGAGAGCAATTAATCAATTTCTTTATTCGATAACAATTCAAAGGCTGTTTATAGATAAGGATCACTTCGGTGGTCCTTAATTTTTTATTGATAACCAATAAGTCTTTTTAGGTTGATCTATTTTAAAATAATGGATAATCTTATTGCTAACTAATCATAGAAAAAGAGGTGATGATGAAAATTGTGACTAGAAAGCAAGCCATTGAAAATGGTCTAAGTCGTTTCTATACGGGAAAATTATGTAGACATGGTCATGATTCTGAGCGTTTTACCAGTAATGGTGTTTGTGTTGAATGTTCCGCAATTAATTCATCCAACTACAGAAAAGAAGTCAGCCGATTATTAAAGATGGCTCGTAATAGAAATATTGCTTATGAAGACAATATCAGGGGGTGATATGGCCCGTATCAGGACTATTAAGCCAACATTTTGGACTGATGAGGATATGGCTGAAATATCTGAGTCAGCGTGTTTATTGGCGATAGGGCTATTAAATTACGCTGACGATGAAGGCTATTTCAATGCTAATCCGAAGCTAATAAAAGCGGCTGTTTTTCCAATACGTGAAACCTCCCGTAGTATTCCGGTACTACTACAGGAGCTTTCCAACTGTGGCTATATCAGCTTATTTTCTGCCCAAAATGGGAAGCACTTTGGATTAATAAATAATTTCACAAAACATCAAGTCGTAAACAAGAAAACACCAAGTAAAATCAAAGAGATGAATCTACTACCGTATGACTACGGTAGTGATACGGTAGGACTCCCTTTAGGAAAGGAAGGGAAAGGAAGTATTAAAACAACTCTCTGTAACGCGCGCGAAGGAAATTTGCCTGATGTGGATAATGCCATTTTAAATGACAGAGTTCCTGCTGGTGGTTTTAGCGTTGACGGTAAATTCGTGATGTTTGATGAATGGGAACCTGATAGCGATTTTTTACGTAAATCTGCTTTTTGGGGGCATGCACTAACAGAGCCAGTTAAACCAACTGAACTTGCCGAGTTTATTACATACTGGAAAGCCGAGGGGAAAGCTAAACATCACGAACAGTGGGAAATGGCATTGGCAAAAAGTATTAAATTTCAACGTGCTAAAGCGAATAACAGCAATACTGGAGTAAATAATAATGGCAAATCAGAATTTAAATTCGATCCAAACAGTGGCAAATCAAGAGCCGTACAACTCGTGGAGCACAAAATCAGAGAAAAACATGGGCAAGAGTATCTCGACTCTTTGGCTACAAATGACGGAGTTCTATGGGGAGAAATGGACAAACAAGAACGGGACGGAACCCTCATTGATGTGGAAACGAGCACTCAGCGGATTGAATAGCGATCAATTCGATTTGATATTTAAATTCTGCATTGAGCGTTGTAGCAATGGTAATCCGTGGCCACCAGAGTTATCTGATGTTATTTCAATGCTTTCTGACAAGTTGGTAGATGCGAATGCTTTTGGAATTCCACTTGATGAAATGCTGAGAGATTTCAATAAATACCTAGCCAGACGATGCAATTATCATAGTGCTGAGATGTACCCATTTAGGCATCCGGTGCAGTATTGGATCTTCACTGACCTTAGGCAAAAGGTATATGACCTTAGGCTGACAGAAGCGGAGGTTGAGAAGCGATTAAATAAAATGATCCGTATGTGGTCTGAGCGAGTGCAACGAGGAGAGGTCATACCTAAACCCACGTTAAGACTTGAAGATAAAACCAGGCCGAGACCTGCATGGATAGATTTATTAGAAAATGCTGATAAACGTAAACATAAATCGGCATAAGGTTTATTGGATATCTAAATCCTTAGCGTAATAAACACTGGTGAGTTTTATTTGTTGTAGGTATGGATTGGGTTTCTGAGTAGTGAAAACAGCGTATAGACGATTTGAGAGCGTTTTAAGTAGGTATGAGTTTAATTAAAAACTCTGTTTTTTTATACTTGAAAACATAACCAAACTGGATATATTGACCATAATGATTAATCTATTAAGGGTTATCGTATATGAAATTTATGCAGGATTTAGTTGTTGATATTTTACGTGACAATAAAAAATCATTGTCAGTTAACGAGATAACGGCAATTGCTTCTGATCTCAAGGGAAAGAAGAACCGCTCAACAACCAATTATGCACTGATTAAATTGATTGAAAGCTCCGTTGTAGAACGCAAAGCGGTAGTTGGCATTGGGTATGTCTACAAACTAACGCCTGATTACATGGAGCGCCTACGTGAATTAGATATCAAAAAAGAAGCATCTCTAATGACCAAGAAGCCAGCAAAACCTACGGATAAGCATGTTATCTGTCAGAAAGGCTCACTAACCTACGTCAGAAAGAGCTTACCACCGTTACAGCATGGAAAGATTGCTGATATTCATAACCGTATGAACGCAATGCTGGTGGCGGTACGTGCATGAAACAGCAAATTTATTATATCAATCCTGTACCAAAGCCACGTATGACACAACGTGACGCATGGAAGAAAAGACCGGTTGTCGTTAAGTACCACGCTTTTTGTGACGAAATGAGAGCTAACCGTTTTACGTTACCTGAAAGCGGTGCTCACTTAACGTTTGTTATCCCTATGCCTAAATCATGGAGCAAGAAGAAACGCATTGAGATGAATGGTAAACCTCACCAGCAACGTCCTGATGTCGATAACCTGATTAAAGCCGTTATGGACGCCATCTTTGATGAGGATTGCAGGGTGTGGAATATCAGCGCGTCAAAGCTTTGGGGTGAGCAGGGAAAGATAGGGGTAACGTTACCTGAAAATACAGAAAATCATGAACTTATTACCATTCGTTAAGTTAGTGACTGAGTTAATTAATCGTTGAATGAGTTAGGGAAGAAATTATGAGTCAAGAAATTGATGCTATTAGGCTTATTCAATAACTCAAATAACTGTGACATGTCACGCAAGAGGATTTTTAGATGAACAAGCAAAAGGAAATCCCATTTGGAACTATTGTTGTAATTCATCACGCTGTTGATGACGAAAACGAGGTCTATTTAAAGGGTTGTCATGGTGATTTTGACGCAACTGACATTCGAGATTTTCAAGATGAAATATCAACCGTTTTAACGGGCGAAGATTACTTTCAAGGTGAGGGCGTTTATACACTAAAACCAACTACTGATTATTACGATTACCATCGTGAAATTACATTTGAGTTGGTTTCATTTGAGCCACTGAAGGGCGAGGAGACATCTAATGCAGGGAACTAATCCAACAGATGGTATTCAGCTAGAAGTACTTTATATGGGAAAAGGGGATGTATATGTATATTTCATTCAAGGGTGTGCAACATTAGATGATTTGCAGGAAATAGAAACTCAACTACAGCAAGATGCTGATGAGTATGAACTGTTTGCTGATCACGGGGAATATAAAATCAGCGCGACTTATGACCGTGGAGATTATGATGAGTACGGTCGATGTGAAGTAGCGCCGTATTGGGTTTTCGACATCCAATCATTTGAGCCAATGCCAGAGGGCAAATGATGAAAATTAAGACCTCAAAACTAAAAGGATTAGCGCTTGATTGGGCGGTAGGTAAAGCCGTTAGCGTTGATGTTCGTATTAGCAAAGAGTTTATTGTTGATGTTAATAACTGCGTATATAGCCCATCTAGTGACTGGTTAAAGTGTGGTGAGTTTGTTGATATGTACGCTATTGAACTTATCAATGAGATGTTGAGTAACGATTTCGGACATTATCAAATTGCATGGTCTGCTATCTGTAATTACTTACAAGATGATTATTACGATGGTGATACACCTCAAGAGGCAATTTGTCGCGCTACTGTCGCTGTGGTGTTAGGTGGTGAAGTCGATGTGCCTGAGGAGCTATTAAATGGCTAAATCACCCGTTGAACGTAAAGCATCTCAACGTAAGCGCCAAAAGGAACTTGGCGTAACAAAGATTGAATTGCTGGTGGATAATCAAGAGCTGGAGATGTTAAAGCGTAATTGTGTTCTACGTATGCCTGGTCGTGAGCCGTATGATGTTGTTGAATACTTGCAGATGCTTATTCGTAAAGATGATGCCGAGTATAAGCGACAAGCTGAGGAGCTATCTAAGCGTAAATGTGAGCGCTGTGGTGAACAATTACCCGTTCAGCAATGTTGTTTATCTGGTGATGCTAAGTGTTGGGTAACAAAGGGTTGGCGTGAAATGATGTTGAAGGTAGAATGAAAAAATTAATTTAGTAATGAGGAACATATGAACGTATGGAAGACTTTGATTGGTTAAAAAAGATCGACTTGGGATTAGTTGTGGCAGTTTTATCATTATTATTTACAATGTTTATTGGTTTTTTTGCTGTTAAGTATGCGGCTAAGTCATATAGAGGCACTATGGATGCTGTTAATCTTCAATCTTTATTAACGAAGAAGGAATTAGATGCTGAAAGATTGAAAGCTTTACATATAAATAGCTTTATAAAGGTTAGACTCTCTTTGTATAAAAGATATCTTGATAATAATATAGATATGTTAAATAAATTACGTGGTGTATTAGGTGAATTAGATAACTTTAATATCTTTAACCTAAATAATTATTACACTATTAATATTGATAACAAGATAATATTAATTTACAAAGATGTGGAATTTAAGTTTGATAATATATTGGAACTCATTAATATAAGTGTAAATTCTGGTATTTCTATATCTGATTATATAAATGAACTAGCTATATTTAGTACCGAGATTAATAACCATATTGATTTAAGTATGCAATTAATGGAATATTACGCAGTTGATAAATCAAAGACCGATATTAACACCATAAAAGAAAGTATAAATAGTATACTTGATAAACTTTACCCTATGATTAAAGATAGTATAAACGATATAGATAAGGAGTTAGATGAAATAGAGAAGAAATTAAATTTAGAGAAATAGGTTATTATAATAATTTTTATGATTTGAAGTTTATCTTTTCGATAGTCATAATAACCAAAGAGGTGATGATTATGACTATCAAGAGACCAAGAAAGAAACCTGCACGACAGCCAACGCCTATCAACGACAAGATGGAGCGTTTCTGTCAGGAATATATCAAATCCCCCGATAATCAAACTGATGCTGCAATCTCTGCTGGATATGCGTCTGGCAGTGCTTGCAAACGCGCATCACAGCTAATGGCTGATCCCCGTATTCAAGAGCGTATCGCACAACTTATGCAACAGCGCAATAAGCGCACCAAGATGAGTGCTGATAATGTACTTAAGCGTTTGGTTGATATGCTTGATGCAGACATTGCCGATATTCTCAATGAGAAAGGAGATATTAAACCAATATCCGAATGGTCACCTATTTGGCGTAAAAGTGTTGCTGCTTTCGATATTATCGATATTGACGGTGATACTCGCATTAAAAAAGTGAAGTTGCTGGATAAAATTAAGGTGCTTGAACTGATTGGTAAGCACGTTGATATCAATGCTTTTAGAGATAGGGTGCAGGTTGATGTAAACGTATCATTGGCTGATAAGTTGGCATCTGCTCGTAAACGTGCTCAGCAAGGGAGTGTTGAGTAATGTCAGAAGCTTTGCAGAAGTCACCAGAAGAACAACTCATTGAAGATATCGCATCATTTACGCATGATCCATTAGGCTATGCGTATTACGCATTTCCGTGGGGTGAAGCTGGTGGAGAGCTTGAAGAATACAATGGTCCTCGTCAGTGGCAAGCCGAAGCATTAAATGAAATCGGTGAACATCTACGCAATCCAAAGACACGCCACCAGCCATTGTTACTTGCTCGGGCTTCTGGTCACGGTATCGGTAAATCTGCATTTATTTCAATGATCATCGAGTGGGAATAAAACACCGTTTATCAGCAATAGTTGATAAAGGTTAAAAAACCAAGAGCCATCAGTAAGTTACTGGTGGCTTTTTTGTTTTCTATGGTTGCTAATGGTTGACAAGAACCGAAAAAAATGACGGTATAGGAGACGGTATCAAAAAATAAATTATAAAATTAAGACACTAAAGTAGTT